CCGAAGTGTGGAAGACGGCCGAGGGCTGGGCAGCTGAAGGGTTGCCGGACCTGCCCGCAACCGAGAGTGCCCTGATCCGCAGGGCAAAGCGGGAATGCTGGACGTCCCGCGAGCGCAACGGTCGGGGCGGTGGCCGCGAATACGCGCTGGCGGCGCTGCCGAAGGCGGCGCGGGTCGAATATGGCCGCCGCCAGCTGATCTCGGCCTCGCGCTCCGGCCTGCCGGCGCCGATCGCCGCGCCGGCGCCGACGCACATGCTGAAGGGCTGGCAACGCGAGTGCATGGAAGCCCGCGCCGCCGTCCTCGCCGAGGTCGATCGGCTGGCGCTGACCGTCGGCCTGGTGCAAGCCCGGCTACTGGTCGAGCAGGCGTCGGCAGACGGGTCCCTAGACCCGGCGCTGCAGCGCCTGGTCGACCGGGCGAATGACCGCCAGGGCAGTCGGTCCGGCGTCTCGGCCGTCACGCTGAAGCGCTGGCAGCAGATGCGGAGCCGGGGCGGCGTGCCGGCCCTGGCGCCGAAGCCGGCCAAGACGGCGTCACCGGCGACGCCGGCCTGGCTGCCCCACTTCCTCGATCTCTACCAGATCCACGGCAAGCCCAGCGTCGCGGCCTGCTGGGACCGCCTGGGCCGTGCCCTGCCCGAGGGCATGCCGGTGCCGCCGCTGCGCACCGTACAGCGCTATATCGAGCGGATGCCGGCGCTGGAACGGAACCGGGGCCGGATGGGCATCCGGGCGCTGCGCGCCCTGAAGGCCTACACCAGCCGCGACGTCAGCGAGCTGTGGCCGGCGGCGGTTTACGTGCCGGACGGACATACCCTGAAGGCGACGGTGGCCCATCCGATCCACGGGCGGCCGTTCCGGCCGGAAATCACCGGGATCATCGACGTCTACTCGGCCCGGATCGTCGGGTGGTCGGCGGCCCTGTCGGAAAACACGATCGGCACGCTGGACGCCTGCCGCCATGCCTTCGAGCGGTCTGGCGTCTGCGACATGTGGTACTCCGACCGCGGTCGCGGCTTCAACAACGAGGCCTTCGACGACGAGATCGCCGGCTTCATCCACCGCTGGCAGGTCACGAAATGGCAGGCCCGGGCCTACAACGCCCAGGCCCGCGGCGTCATCGAGCGCAGCCACCAGTCGCTGTGGGTCACCGGCGCCAGGTTCCTGCCCTCCTATGACGGCCGGGACGTCGATCGAGAGGCCCGGAAGCGGCTTTCAACGGCCATTGAACGGGATCTTCAGGAGCGCGGCGCGAGCCAGCTGCTGATGGACTGGGACCAGTTCCTGACCTGGGCCCAGCAGCAGGTCGACGACTACAACAACCGCCCGCACAGCGACCTGCCTGTGACCATGGACCCGGCGACGGGCCGGAAGCGGCACCAGAGCCCCAACGAGGTGTGGGAGGCGGCAGTTGCCGCCGGCTGGCAGCCCGACATCCTGTCGGCCGAGGAGCATCCGGACCTGTACCGGCCGCAGACCGAGGTGACGGTCAGCCGCTGCCTCGTCCGGTTCCGCGGCAATGAGTTTTTCGCCCCGGAATTGGACTTGTGGCACGGCCGGAAGGTGCTGCTGGGCTACGACATCCATGACGCCACCCGCGTCTGGGTCCGGAGCCTGGATCAGCAGCTGATCTGCGTCGCCCTCTGGAACGCGCACCAGACCAGCTATGTGCCGGTGTCCGTGGCCCGCGACGCCCATGAAAAGCGCGTCGCTGCCCGGCTGAAGCGCGGCCAGGCCAGGATCGCGAAGATCGAGGCCGAACTGGGCCCGTCGCTGATCGACCACCAGCCGCCGCCGGTGCTGGAGCCCGAGGTTGTTATCCGGGCCGAAGCCGCCTTCGCGCGGCTCGACGCCCGGGCCGAGGCGCCGCCGGCGGCGGAGGTCACCGCCGCGCCATCCGGCCGGCCGCGATTCCGGGACCAGCTGCAGTTCGCGCGCTGGATCACCGCCAACCCCCACGAGGCGACCGAGAGCGACATCGCCCTGGCCCGCGACCTGGTCAAGAGGCCGGCGGCCCGGATGTGGCTGGAGAACGAGGGGGTCGACATCGAAGCCCTGCGGAACATCGCCCGCAAGGCCGCATGAGGGAGCGTGCAAAGTGAAAAAAACGTTCGTCAGAACAAGTAATACGGCCCGGTTCCTGTCCGCGATCACTGAGCTGGATGATCGCGGTGCAGAGGAAGCCTGCCTCGTCGTGGTGGACGGCGATCCGGGACTTGGCAAGACCGAGACGGTCCAGTGGTGGGTGACCCAGACGTCGGCGGTCTACCTTCGCGCCAAACAGGAATGGACCCCGAGCTGGGTGCTGCGGGAGTTGCTGGCAGCGCTGGACGAGAAGATGCCGGCCGCCAGCTTCGAGCGGATGTATGGCCAGGCGCTGCAGCGGCTGAGCGAGCGCGTGCGCCTGGCGGCCCGCGAGGAGCTGTCCTTCGCGGTGGTGATCGACGAGGTCGACTACGTCTCCAAGCGCGAGACGATCATCAACAACTTCCGCGACCTGTCGGACATGACGGAGATCCCCTTCGTCCTGGTCGGCATGGGCAAGGTGCGGCACCACCTGGCGCGCTTCCCGGCGGTGGCTTCTCGGGTCGGCAAGTATGTCGAGTTCGAGAAGGCGACGATCGAGGACACGCGCATCCTGGTCGATGGCCTGTGCGAGGTGCCGGTCGCCGACGACCTGGTCAGGCTGCTGCACCGCGAGAGCCAGGGCCGCGTGCGTGAGATCAAGGAAGGCATCGCCGCGATCGAGCGGCGCGCCAGGCCGAACGGCGGCACCTGCACGGTGACGATCGCCGACATGGTCGGTGAGGTGCTGCTGAACGACCGGGCGACCGGCAAGCCGCTCCGGGTGCGGGAATGAGCGCGGCCGAACGCTACCGTCCCGAAGCGCTGCAGGCGATCCTGGCGAAGCTGCCGGCGGGCACATGCCTGGGCATCGACGAGCTGGCCGGGCAGTTGCACTTCGCTCGGGCGCCGCTGGCCGGGATGCTGGCGGCCCTGGTGCTCGACGGAGCGATCGAGCGCGTCGAGCAAGGCTGCTTCCGGCAGAGCGCCAGCGCGAGCCCCTACGCGCAGCTTCCTGGCGTCGACCCCATCGCGGCTGACCGGCGGCGCCGGGCTCGCGCCAAGATCCAGCTGCGCCTGTGGCGGGCGATCCGCATGCGCCAGAAGTTCACCGTGGGCGACCTGATCCGGCTGGCCTCCAAGGACGGCGACAAGCCGATCGGCGAGGCGGCGAGCCATTATGTCCGGTGCCTGGCCAGGGCGGGCTATCTGCAGCCGCTGGCGCGTGAGAACGGGGCCCGCGCCCAGAAGCGCTGGCTGCTGGTGCGCAACACCGGGGCCGGCGCGCCGGTCACGCTGCGCACCGGCGCGTCCTTCTGCGTGGTCGACCCGAACACGGGGGAGCGGGTGCCATGCAAGCGCTGAGCGCCGAGGCCATGGACCTGCTGCGCCGCGCCGTCGCCGCCGAGGGCAGCCAGGCACGCGCCGCCAAGCGGGTCGGCATTTCCGCCGCCGCCGTCTCCCTGCTGCTGAAGGGCGAGTACGGCGCCGACACGACGAAGATGGAGCGGAAGATCCGCGGCGCGCTGGACCAGGTGACCTGCCCGCATCTGCGCCAGGTGATCACCGGCCCGGAGTGCATCCGCTACCGCACCCGCAACATCCCCACCCATGACCCGCGCCAGCTGCGGCACTGGAACTGCTGCCAGAGCTGCCCGATCGGCGCGTGCCTGACCGGAGGGACGAAATGAACGACATGCCGATGATGCTCCAGTCCCTGGCCGGCCTGCTGCGCCGGCAGGTGGATCCCAAAAAGCAGCTCCTGATCATGAGAGCGGCGCAGGGCATGGCCCTGGCCGACTACCTGGACCACTCGGCCAAGTGCGTCCGCACGCTGCTGCGGACGCCGGTGCCGCACGAGGCGCGCGCCGGCGGCGACCTGACGGAGGGCGTCGTCGTCGACCTGGCCGCCGCGCGGCAGCGCCGTGCCGCGGGCAAGTTCGGAGGGCCGGTGTCGTGATCGGGACCCAGAAGGAGTTCAAGGCCCACGGCATCAAGCGGCAAGGCGAGATCGTGGCCTACATGGCGGTCGGCGCCGACCAGGTGGTGTTCTGGATCCAGACCGGCGACGGCCAGGTGCATCGCTACGTCGACGGCCCCCGCCAGGTGGCCGATCCGCTAGCGCTGGCCCAGGCGGTGCTGGCCGGCCGCAGCCCGCGCGGGCTCGGGGTGACCGAGCTGCTCAACATCCTCGCCGCGGCCGTGGTCGAGGGCGCGTCGACCGACGCGCCGCATATGGTCGAGGGGGGCGCGCGATGATCATCGTCGGCGCCCTAATCGTCACCGCGTGGATCAGCCTGCTCGCCGGCATCGTCGGCGGCCTGTGCTGGCACGCCTATCGGCTCGAAGGCGTGGCGCTGCTGACGCGCCGCTTCCTGGCCGAGCTGGTCACCGCGGCCCTGCTGTTTTCCGCCGTCATCTGGGGCGTGCCGCTGGCCGGTGCCGCCTTCGGCATCGGGCAGGCGCCGACCATCCAAACCGCAAGCGAAGGAACTGACCGATGACGTCTTCGACGATCCCCGACGGCTATCTCCGGGACGCCAAGGGGCGCCTGGTGCCCGAGAACCTGGTCAGGCCGTCCGACAAGCTGCAGGACCAGCTGGTGGCGAAGATGCTGGGCCACGCCGACGAGCTGTCGGCGCAGATCGCGCGCTTCAAGGCCCATTGCTTCGACGACGTCGGCAGCTTCGTGGACCTGCTGGCCGAGCAGTACGGGGTCACCCGGGGTGGCGGCAAGGGCAACATGAGCTTCAACAGCTACGACGGCACCCTGAAGGTGGTGATCGCCGTCGCGGACCACCTGACCTTCGGCCCGGAGCTGCAGGTGGCGAAGGGCCTGGTCGACGAGTGCATCGCCGAGTGGTCGCAAGGCTCTAACGACCAGATCAAGATGCTGGTCCAGCACGCCTTCCAGGTCGACAAGGAAGGCCGGGTGTCGCGCGAGGCGATCTTCGCGCTGCGCCGTATCGAGATCGAGGACGAGCGCTGGAAGCACGCCATGGCGGCGATCGGCGACAGCGTCCGGATCGAGGGCAGCAAGACCTATATCCGCTTCTACCGCCGGGCCACGCCCGAGGATAGCTGGCGGCCGGTCACCATCGACCTGGCGGCGGCGTGATGAGCGTCGTCGCCATCGCCAGGGCCAGCTGGACGCCGCGCGGCGCCGCGAAGGCCAGCCGGAGCCGCATCGACCGCATGGAGTCGATGCTGGAGGAGATCGCCGACCTCTGGGGCACGGCAGACGGCGTCATCGTCGACGACTGCGACCGGGTGAAGGCCGAGCTGAAGAACCTGCGGGCCGCCGTCGAATATGCCGGGGAGAAGGCCGATGGCTGAGCCTCTCGCCCGCTTCGACGGGGCGGCCGTCTGGGCGACCCTCGATCCCAAGCACCAGGCGTCGATCGGCGCTGCGGCGCTGGAGCTGGTGGCGCTGTGGGCCCTGGAGGAACGCGTCTTCGAGGACAGGCCCCAGCTCGATCCTCGCATCGTCCGGGTGGAGCGGGCGATCGGCGACGACACGTTCATCGACATGCTGCGGCAGAGCGTCGTCGATGCCTATCCGCAGGATGGGCGCTGGGAGGCGGCTGACGGCGTCACGCCGTTGGTCCCATCCGAGATCGGCAGCATTTGCCGCACCTGCGGCTGCAGCTTCAACGACCCCTGCCACCCGCCCTGCGGCTGGGTCGAGCCCGACCTGTGCAGCGCCTGCAAGGGGGCAGCCGATGCCTGACCACCTTGCCGAGCTGGACGAAGCCGAGGTCGAGCAGGTCCAGCAGCTGGCGGAGCGGATCGTCGACCTGGTCGACGACGACCTGGTCGGACAGCCCCGGATCCTGCTGAACGCGATCCTGGCAGCGTACCGGGGCAGCGCCGTGGTGGCGGTCATCGACCACGGCTTCGGCCAGGCCGCCGTCCTGACGGCCCTGGCCACCGCGTACCGCGAGCTGCGCGAGGACCTGGCCGAGAACGCGGCGCCCCAGCCGCAACTGCACTGACATCGAGGAGGTAACCATGGACGTGCAAATCCGTACCCGTCTCCTCGCCGCTGCCCTGGCCGATCACGACGGCCTGGCCGCGGCGCTGACCGCCGCCAAGGAAGCGGAGGCCTGGCTGCAGTGCGGCCAGGCGCCGATCACCATCGATTGGGACCGGGGCGAGGCACTCATGCTGGCGGCCCCCGCGGCCTCGCCGTTCGACGAGCCCGAGACTCCGGTCGATGCAGCGCCGATCGACCCGGCAGCCAAGGCGCCGGCCGCCGAGCTGGTGCGCGAGAACGGGCATAATACCCATTCTGCCGCCTCGGCCGAGCCGCCGCAGGCGAAGGCGCCCCCGACGTCCTTCCGGCCCCGCTCCCGGTCGGGGGCGCCGGAGTGGCTTGCCGCAACCGTGGCGGCGGCCCGCAAGGTGCAGGCGGCCGGGGAGTTGATCCAGCCCAGCACCATGTCGCGCGAACTGGAGATCGCGTCGGCGGCCGCGGGCTGGCGCCTGGCCGAGATGGTCAAGGCCGGCCTGGCCACTGCCACGGGGCGCAGCAATCAGCGCAGGTACGAGCTGATCGACACGATCCCCGGTATCGGGAATGGGCCGGTCGTGCCGGTTGAGGAGGCCGTGCTGGCTCCGGAGCCGGTCCCGGCACCGGAGCCAGCCTCGCCTGAGCCGGAGACCGCCGAGGCGGCGCCGGCCGCATCCGGCCCCGACCCGGCTGACATCGGGGAGGCGCCTGCGGCCGCCGCGCCGGAGCCACAGATCGACCTGCCGTCGGCGCCGGTGGTGGTGGTGCCGACCCAGGATCGCCCGGCGACACCGGGGGACGCCGGCCCCGCGCCGACCGTGCCGCCTCCGCCGGCCGCGCCCAGGCCGCGGCCGCCGGTGCTGATGAACGTCCGCAGCGCCCGACCGGTGCCGCCGCCGCCTGCGATCCGACCGGCCGCGCCGATGCAGACGACGATGGACGACGTCGTCGCCTTCCTCCGGGGCCGCGGCCTGCAGGTTTCCAACGGGCCTCGGGGCTTCGTCTACCAGGGCCTGCAGATGTCGGCGCCTGAGCTGCTCAAGACGGCCAACATGATCCGCGAAGGGTTGCGGAAGCCGCTCCTGAGCGTCGCCGGCATCATGAGCCGGTGACCGCCATGGCCGCGATCGATCACTGCGATTGCCCGCCGGAGAGGCGCCGCCGCGATGCCGACGGCCGCTGCTTCAGCTGCGGCGGCACGCTCCCGCCGCAGGGCTGGTGGGGCCTGACAGAGGACGGCCGTGCCGATCTGGCCTTCGAGAGCAGCGTTGTCCCCAGGCCGGCGCCTTCCTCCTTTGAGGACTGGCTGTCCAGCCGCCCGATCGACGAGGTGACGATCGACCTGACCTATCCGGGTGGCTACCTCACCGTCTCGCCCTGGGGCGTTTTCGTCAGGAGGTCGCCGCCCGGCCTGCTGAAGCGGATCCTCGGGAGGGCGTGGCGATGAACAGCATCGAAATCGCCCTCGGCATCTCCCGGATCAACGGCATGGTCCAGGCGGCGCGCGTGTTGAGCCGCGGCGTGAAGGACCAGGTCCGGACGGCGTCCATGGAGTTGATCCTGCTGGTCCGCGGCATGCGCCAGCTGCCGGTGGTGTCGAAGCCGATCATGCTGGGCGTGGACGATCTCTGCGCCCTGCATGCCGGCTACGTCGAGATGCTGGAGGGCTGCGGCGCCAACCGCGTCGACATCGTCACCAGCTTCAACAAGACGCTGCGCGGCCTGCCGGCCAAGCCCGGCAGCGCCACCATCCCCACGATCCCCAACGGGCACGTCCTGGTCCGGACAGACGCGCTGCAGCGCCTGGCCGGCGGCGAGGAGAGCTGAGATGACCGACCTGCATGCCCTCCGCACGAAGCTGGACGCCCTGCGGCGCAAGACGGTGGAGAACGGCTGCACCGAGGCCGAGGCCGCCAGCGCTTCCGAGAAGATGGCCGAGATCCTGGCCAAGCACGGCCTGACCGAGGCCGATCTCGACAGGATGGAGATGACCGACCATCGCGAGACGGTCGCGAAGGCGCGGTCGCCGGTCGACCGGGTTTGGCTGACCGTGGGCGACTTCGCCCGGTGCGTCACCTATTTCCACACGCCCCGGCGCGGGAAGCGGTCAGCCGTCTATTTCGGCCGGGAGGTCGACGTGCTGGTCGCCGAGTATGTCCACGACGTGGTGGCGCGGGCCGTGGCCGCGGCTCGCAGCGCCTACAGGGCCTCGCCGGAGTTCCGGCGGCGACGACTGGCCAAGACCCGCGCGGCCGCAATGCGCGCCTTCGAGGACGGCCTGGCCGACCGTATCTGCGACAGTCTCCTGCGGGGCCTCTGGCGGCAGCAGGGCGGCACCGTCCAAGACATGCGCAATGCCGTCGTCCGCCGTCGCGAAGCGTTGATCGCCGTCCTGGGGGTCGACCTGGTTGGCCACGCCATCCCCGGTGCCAGACCAGGATATGACCGCGATCGGTGGAACGGCCAACGTGCCGGCGACAACCTGGTGGTCAACGCCGGCGTCGGCACGGCGACCGCGCCCGTAGCGGGGCTGCTGCGATGAGCGACGCCGAAGCCCGCCTGCGGGTCCTCTCGCTTCTCGCCTCGGGCCGGGGCTGGGCGGCCTTGCAGCTCGGCCACCAGCTGGGCCTGTCGCGCACTGAGACGTCCCGCATCCTGCAGCAGCTCCGCTATCGGCATTTCGCCGTCCACGATGGCGCCTGGGCCGCGACCGAGCTGGGCCGGCGCCAGCTGGCCAGGATCCTCTCGCCATGACCGAGGACCAGCTGCAGCTACTCGGCCGGCTAACGAAGGACGAGCTGCTGATCGCCATCACGACGCTGGTGCCGTTCGTCGACGATCGGCGGGTGGGCAGCGCGGTCCTGGATGCATTGGACGCTCGCACTACACGCCTCCGGGCAGCCTGGCAGGAGGCGCGCGCGGCGTCGAATGCAGCCCACGACGCATGGCGCGCCCGCCCCGTGAGCAACCGGCTGAGGGCCGAGTACCACACCGCATCATCCGCCGCCGACCGAGCTTTCGACGCCACCGAGCGGGCGCATCGCGAATGGCAGCGCGCCTTCGCCTTTGGCCACGCTCCGACCGAGGGAGAACCGACATGACCGTCCGTCTCGCCACCGTCAACTCGGCCAAGCCCGACAGGGCGATGCAGCTGCGCCGGACCGAGCTGGGGCTTATCCACAAGGGCGCGGCGAAGCTGAAGCTGACCGACGACAGCTATCGCGCCTTCCTGCGGAACCTGACGGGCAAGGAATCGTCCGCCAACATGTCCGGGGCCGAGCGTGGCGTGGTGATCGACCGCCTGCGCGAGCTGGGCGCGCTGGAGGCGCGGCAGACCTACAGGGCCAGCGTCGGCGGCGGCCAGGCGGGCATGGTGCGCGGCATGTGGGCCGAGCTGCGCCAGCTCGGCGCGCTGAAGGACGCGTCCGACGACGCGCTGGACGCATTCGTCCGCCGGCAGACCCGGGGCGACGTTGCTGCCGCCCGCTTCCTGCGCGAGCCGCACCAGGCCCGGCCGGTGATCCAGGCGCTGAAGGACTGGATCGGCCGTGTGAAGGCCGGACAGGGGGACGCGGCATGACGAAGGCCGAGCGAGAGGCCTTCTTCGACCAGGTGATCGCGCCCGAGCTGGGCCGGCTGGGCCAGCTGTGCGAGGAGCGCGGCATCTCGTTTCTGGCGATGGCGGAGTGGGCGCCTGGTAGCACAGCCCTGTCGCTGACCGCGCAGGCTGATCGCGGCGCCGCCATGCACTTGGCCATGTGGGCAGCGCGGTGCCGCGGCAACGCCGACGCCCTGATCGGCGAGATCGCCCGGCTGTGCCCGGCCGAAGGACAGACGGTCCAATGAATAGGCCGCTGCCCCATCCCCGCGAGCTGCGGGCCAACGGCACGCTGTGCAGCCGCTGCGGCGACCCGAAGCACGACGTCTGCTACCGCGGCCGCCCGGCGCCCGGCCATCCCGAGCCCTGCCTGGCCTGCAGCACCAGCCTGCTGCGCCTGGAGCGTCTCCGCCGGGAACGCGATGGAGAGCCGGACTATGCCTGAGATCACGGCGCCCGACATCTCGGCGCTGCTCGCCGGCGATCACGTCCAGCTGGTCGACCGGCTGGCCCAGGGCGTGATCCGGCACCCGCATTTCTACTGGTATTGGCGCCGCCTGCTGGTGCCGCTGGAGCAGGCCGGGCTGCTGCAGATCACCCCGGATCCGGATCCGAGGATCGGGCGGAAGCGGATCCACATCGCATGGACCGAGGCCGGGCGCGAGGCGCTGGCCGGAAAGGACGCGACCCATGGCTGAGAACACCGGAATCGAGTGGGCCGACCACACCTTCAACCCCTGGATCGGGTGCACGAAGGTCAGCCCCGCCTGCGACTTCTGCTACGCGGAGAACTTCGCCAAGCGGATCGGCCAAGCAGAGCTGTGGCAAGGCGAACGGCGGCTGACCGGGGATAGTAACTGGGCCCAGCCGCTGCGCTGGAACCGCAAGGCCGCGGCTGAGGGCCGGCGGTATCGGGTGTTCTGCGCGTCGTTGGCCGACGTGTTCGACAACCAAGTGCCGACAGCCTGGCGCGATCGGCTGTGGAAGCTGATCCACGACACCCCGCACCTGGACTGGCTGCTGTTGACCAAGCGGCCCCAGAACATCCGCAAGATGTTGCCGAGCACGAAGCACAACGGTGTCGCCTGGGGTCAGGGGTGGCCGAACGTCTGGCTCGGCACCACCGTGGAGAACCAGGACGAGGCCGACCGCCGCATTCTGTGGCTGCTGGACATCCCGGCGCGCGTCCGGTTCCTCTCATGCGAGCCGCTGCTGGGCCCGGTCGACCTGACCCGGGTCATCTATCCGAAGTTCCGGCAGCAGCATGAGTATGATCCGTTCATCGCCTATGACGTGCTGCGCGGCCACATCATCGGCCCCGACGACGTCGGCCAGGCCAAGATCGACTGGGTGATCTGCGGCGGCGAGAGTGGGCCGAAGGCACGGGCGATGCATCCGGACTGGTCCCGCGGCCTACGCGATCAGTGCCAGGCCGCCGGCGTGGCCTTCCTGTTCAAACAGCATGGCGAATGGATTGGGGTCCCCGATCTCCGCTTGCTCCCAGGAGGCTCCGGACCAGGGTTCGGCGATTTCGACCACGCCGGCTATGACGACGAGCACGAGGCGGTCCGCGTCGGCAAGAAGGCCGCCGGCCGGATGCTGGACGGCCGCACCTGGGACGAGTTCCCGAAGGTGGCCGCATGACTGGCCGCCCCAAGCGGATCCAGCTGCGTCGCACCCGGGGCTGGCGTCTTCCGCCCGGCACGGTGAAATGCGACCGCAGCACCCGCTGGGGCAACCCGTGGCGGGTGACCTGGGATCCGGGGAACGGCTGGTGCGTCATCGATCCCGACTGGCTGGCCCAGCCCCGGCGCTACTTCTGCAAATCCCGCGAGAGTGCCCACCGGTTCGCCGTGCTGCGGTTTCGGCGCTGGTCGCGGTCGCCCCTGTCCTGGCCGGCCCGGCATGCGGCAGAGCTGCGCGGCCGCGACCTGGCCTGCTGGTGCGGCCCCGAGCTGCCCTGCCATGTCGACGTGCTGCTGGACCTGGCCAACGGGCCGGAGCGTGCGGCATGACCGGCCTGCTGTTCCCCGACCTGGTTCCGATGCTGCCGCCGGAGCGGCCGGCCCCGCGCTATGACCTGCGGAAGGAACCGCGCCGGCCACGGCATCGCGACGACTGGTACTGCGAGCGGCCGCAGGCGGTGCTGAAGCTGCTGTTCGTCGAGCTGATCAAGGGGCCGGCGCTGGATCCGTGCTGCGGCCGCGGCAACATCCCGAAGATGCTCCGCGGCGCCGGGATCCAGTGCCTGGGGTCGGACATCCGCGACCGCGGCTTCGAAGGTGTGGTCGCCGACTTCCTGGACCCCGGCTTCAGGCTGCCGGCCGGCGTCAGGACCATCATGTACAACCCGCCCTTCCGCAACGCCCAGGCCTTCGTACAGCGGGCGCTGGGTCTCGGCGTCGACAAGGTCTGCGCCCTGCTGCCGTTGACCTTCCTGGAGGGCGGCAAGCGCTATCGCTGGTACATGGAGGGCGGCCTGGTCCGTGTGTGGGTGTTCTCGAGCCGCGAGAGCATGCCGCCGGGGGATCTCCTCGAGGCCGGCGAGATCGAGCCCGAAGGCGGCAAGAAAGCATTCGCCTGGTTCGTCTGGGAGCGCGGCTGGCGCGGCCCTTGGCAAGGGGGGTGGCTGCCGTGACCGCAGGAGCCCCGAGGCCGCCGGCGCAGGTGCAACCGTATATCGAGATCATCGGGCTCGACGCTACGCTGGCGCTGGTGCAGGAGTTCGGCGGGGTGCGGGCCTATGTGGCGAAGGATCCGCCGGTCGACAGCAAGATGGTGAAGGCGATCGGCATGGCGGCGGCCGTGCGCCTCGGGAAGGCGCTGGGCGGGGAATCGCCGCGGATCCCGGTCGCCCGCGCCTGGCTGGTGCAGCACTATGCCAGCCTGAAATGGTCGGTGCCGCGCATCGCCCGCGAGCTGCGCATTGCCGATTTCTCCGTTCGTCGTATTCTGAGCCGGACGGCCACCACCAGGGCCGACCCCCGGCAAACCAGCCTGTTCTGACCCTCCGGCCCACCATGGTGCGCCTGATCCCGGGTCGCTAATCGCCGCATCCTGCGGGCTCAACCGGAGCCCGTTGAATGCCCCTTCAAGACCGTGCGAAAGCAGCGTTGCATCTGATCCCGGCGGGCTTCCGCGGGATGGCGCGCGCCCGCAGCTCCGGCATTTTCGAGAGCCTGGCCGACGACCTGAAATGCGAGGTCGCGGCGATCCAGACCTTCGTCATCGTCGAGGCCGGCGGCGCCGGCTTCATGAAGGACGGGCGCCCGAAGATCCTGTACGAGCGCCACCGCTTTCGGAAGCTGACCGGCGGCCGGTTCGACCGGGTCAATCCCAGCATCAGCAATGCGAGCCCGGGGGGGTATCTCGGCGGGGCCGCCGAGTATTCGCGGATGGGCGAAGCCTATGCCCTCGACCCCGTGGCGGCCGTGATGTCGGCCAGCTGGGGCTGCGTACAGATAATGGGCGAACGCCATGAGATGGCCGGCTATGTGCTGCCGGGGGCGATGATCGGAGCCTTCTGCGACTACGAGGACGCCCAGCTCCAGGGCTTCGCCAATTTCATTCGGTCGGCCGGGCTGCAGCCGGCCCTGCAGGACAAGGTCTGGCTGCGCCTGTCGGACGGCTGGAACGGCAAGGGCGGCCGGGCGAACGGCTATCCCGCCAAGCTGGCGGCGACCTATGCCCGCCAGCTGGCGGTCGCCCAGGATCCGGAGAATACCGAGCGGCACGACATCGTCGAGATCCAGGCGATGCTGAACCTGCTCGGCTATGGACCGCTGGCGGTCGATGGCTGGTTCGGCGCCAAGAGCCGCGCCGCGGCCTATCGCTACCGCCAGGACCACAACCTGACCGGGCTGAGCATGCTGGGCCCGGACATGCGCGCGGCGCTGTACGAGGGCATCCCCGTGCCGCCGCCCCTCCCGGCCGCCAGGCGCGGCCACAACCCCGAGGTATGACGTGAAGATCTTCCGGTTTCTCGGATGGTTCCTGCTGGCCGCCGTCTGCGCGGCGCCGATCGCCCTGTCGCTGGCGTCGCTCCCGGCCATGGCGGCCGACGGCACCACCGTCGATTTCTCGCCGACGGCGGCGCTGCTCGGCCAGTACCTGGTGGTCGCGATCGAGGGCCTGGTCGGCTTCGCGATCGCCTGGGCGTTGCGCTGGCTGCACCTGGACGGCAACACCAAGGCGCAGCAGCTGGCGGACCAAGCGCGGGCAGCGCTGCATGGCGCGGTCGAGAACGGCATCAGTCGGGCGTTGGCCGCCGTTGGGGGCTCGATTTCGTCCGTCGACGTGCACAACCAGGTGCTGGCCTCCGTTCTCGGCTATGCCCAGACGAATGCAGCGTCCGCCTTCGATCGGCTCGGCGCCTCGCCCGGCGAGCTGAGCAAGCTGATCGAGGCAAGGCTGGGGGAACGCGGCCAGCCGCTGACCTTCGTGCCGGCGCGCCAGGCGCAACCCCTGGCGGCGGCGCCGGCGTGATCGGCGACATCCTCAAAGGGCTGGCCGCGTGGTTCAAGGCCGCGCTGCCGGCCCTTCTCGGCTATCTGGCGGGCCAGGCGCGCGCCAACGAAAAGCAGGCGCGGAGCGATGCGGACACCCTGGCGGAACAGAACGATATCGGCGCCCGCGCTCCTGTTGGTCGGCGCCGCATCCTTGACTGGATGCGGGGGGCCTAGCGTGTGCCCGGCCTTCCCACCCGCCGGACCGACGGCAGCGGCCGAGTTCGAACGGCATGCAGACGACATGCCGGCGACGGAGGAGTGGTTCGAGCGCCTCCATCACCTGGACCAGCAGCTGGCGGTGTGCCGTGGCTGATCCGATCGACCAGGCCAATGAATTGAGCGAGCGCCTCCGGACCGAGGCGCTCGCCGAGCAAAGGCAGCTCGCCCGGCAGCGAGCGCTGCGGCCGTCAAGGCCGGACTGCCTCGAATGCGGCGAGGAGATTCCGGCCAAGAGACAGGCCCTGGGGGGCGTGACGCGCTGCGTCGTCTGCGAAGCGCTGGTGGAAGCAACGGGAGGGGGGCGGTGATGCCGGATTGGATGAGGGAGTGGTGGCCGGCCTTTGCGGTGGTGGCGAGCGTGTTGTCGCCGCTGCTGATCGGGTGGATCGGCTGGTCGATGCAGCAGCGCTTCGTGACCCGCGGCGACCATGACCAGTCGGTCAAGGACCGCAACACGAGCTTCGCAGGGCTGGAGCTGCAGATCGACGCCCACCAGGCCAAGACGTCGGAGCGCCTGGCCGGGACGGAGACGCGCCTGGCGCTGGTGGAGCGCGAGATCAGCCACCTGCCGACCCGGCACGATTTCGAGCGCCTGGCCGGCAGCATCGCCAGGGTGGAGACCGATGTCGGCAAGCTGCAGACCGGCGTCGACGGCATGAGCGAGAGCCTCAGCCGGATCACCGATCACCTGATGAGCGGGAGCGCGCGATGAGCTTCGCCGAGGCGATCGCCAAGAGCCGGCGCCTGGCCGTCCTTCGCCTTGTCGCCGAGGCTGAGGGCAGCTGCAACGAAAGCGTCGTCAAGACCGGTCTGGGTGCGCTCGGCTTCGTCGGCCGCCAGGCGACGGCCGAGGCGGTGCGGTCGGACCTGGAGTTCCTGCGCGACTGCGGTCTGCTGATCCACACCTGGTACGACGGCCGGGTGCTGGTGGTGACGCTGACCCGGCGCGGCGAGGACTACCTGCACCGCGAGGCCGAGCCGATCGACGGCATCGACTATCCCCGCCTGGGGAGGTAGCGCCATGGCCCGCCCATCCAAGATCGACCGGCTGCCCGGCGAGGTCCGGGAGGAGATCGGCCGCCTGCGCGAGCGCGGGCACACCATCGACGAGATCCTGGCGCATCTGCGCTCGCTGGGGGTCGACACCATCTCGCGCACCGGCCTCGGCGAACACGTCCAGAAGCTGGACGCGATCGGCGAGCGCATCCGGCAGAGCCGGGAGTTGGCCAGGGCGCTGATCGAGAAATACGGCGACGGCGGCGAGGACAGGCTGGCCCGAGCGAACATCGAGCTGATGCATGACTTCGTGTTCCGCCTGCAGACGGCCGTGGTGGACGGCGAGCCGGTGGAGCTGTCGACCCTGGACGCCCAGCGCCTGTCGGCGACGCTGCGGAACCTGCAGACGTCGGCCCGGGCCGACATTGACCTGGCCAAGGCGCGGAAGGCCTGGGCGGCCGAGCAGGCCGCGAAGCTCGACCAGGCCGTTGAGGTGGTTGCCGCCCGGCGCGGCCTCTCGCGCGACGCCGTCACGGATCTGAAGGCCGAGTTCCTGGGGATCGGCTGATGATCGAGATGCCCGAGGCCGGCCTGAAGGAGCGCCTGGCGGACGAGGCGCTGTTGCTGCCCTACCAGCAGCAGCTGCTGACCACCACGGCGCAGCACAACGTCGTCATCTGCGAGAAGTCGCGCCGGATCGGCTTCACCTGGGCGATCGCCGCCGACGCCGTGCTGGCCGCAGCCGCCGAGAAGGCGGCCGGCGGCATGGACGTCTTCTACATCGCCTACGAAAAGGAGATGACGCGGGAGTTCATCGACACCTGCGCGGCCTGGGCGAAGCTGTTCGACAAGGCGGCATCGGTGGCGGAGGAGTTCGTCTTCGACGTCGTCGAAGAGAAGGCGATCCTGGCCTTCCGGATCATCTTCGCGTCCGGATTCGAGATCGTGGCGCTGTCGTCGAAGCCGCGCGGCCTGCGCGGCCGCCAGGGCTATGTGATCATCGACGAAGCGGCCTTCCACGACGATCTGCCCGGGGTCATGAAGGCGGCGCTGGCCCTGTTGATGTGGGGCGGCAAGGTGCTGGTGATCTCGACCCACAACGGGGTCGACAACCCGTACAACGAGTATGTCGGCGACGCCAAGAATGGACGGAAGCCCTATGGCTTCATCAGCATCACGTTCGACCAGGCACTGGCCGACGGGCTGTATCGCCGTATCTGCCTGGTCACCGGCAAGACCTGGTCGCCAGAGGCCGAGGCGGCCTGGCGCAAGGCCATCGTCGACTCTTACGGCGACGCGGCCGATGAGGAGCTGTTCTGCATCCCATCGCAGAACGCCGGATCCTGGATCCCGCCCGAGCTGATCCGGGCGGCCGTCCACCCCGATGCGGGCAAGCCCGAGCTGTTCGCAGGCGGCACGTCATTCATCGGCAACGACATTGCCCGACGAAGCGACCGGTGGGTGTCGACGGCCCTGGAGCGGGTCGGCGACGTGCTGTGGCACCGCGAGGAGCAACTGCTGCACAACGAGACGTTCGCGGTCCAGGACTCGGTGCTCGACGACCAGGTCGCCTATTTCCGGCCGCTGCGCATCGCCATGGACCAGACCGGCATGGGCGAAAAGCCGGTCGAAGACGCCAAGCGCCGCTACGGCGAGCTGCGGGTTGATGGCGTTCTGTTCACGGGCGACCGCCAGCTGTCGGTGGCGACGTCCGCGAAGCAAGCCTTCGAAGATCATCTGATCCGGCTGCCCGACGATCACGACCTGCTGGCCGATATCCGCAAGATCAAGAAGATCACGGGCCCGACCGGGGCGCCGCGGCTGCAGACCGGCCGGGACCGCACTGGCCACGCCGACCGGGCCTGGGCGCTGTTCCTGGCGATCGCAGCCGCCGACGGGACGGGCCAGCCGGCCGCCGGCGCGACGGTCGACTCGCCGCCTGGCACCTATGCCGGCCGCCGGGAGGCCGAGCAGAGCCAGGACGGGATCGTGAGGATCGGGGCGCTGCTGCGCCGGCCGCCGCCGCTGATCGGCCGGCGGCGATAGGGGGAATGCGATGGGACTGCTGACCAAGATCTTCGCGGCGTTCGGCGTCGACACCACGGCGCCGGTCGCGATGCGCGAGGCCGCCGGCGTCACGATCGACGCGGACGAGATGCTGTACCGGCGTATTTCCGACCAGCGCCGCGACCTGCCGGCCGTGACCCAGCAGCGCATGCGCGAGCTGTCGCTGTACCTGTGGCGCGGCAACGGGCTGGGCCGCTGGCTGGTCGAAATCCAGGCCGCCTATCTGCTGGCCGAGGGCGTGCAGCTGACCGCCAAGGATCCGGAGGCGCAGGGCTGGCTGGACGAGTTCTGGACCGACCCGATCAACAACATGGTGCTGAAGCTGCCGAAGAAGGTCCGGGAGCTGTCCATGTACGGCGAACAATGCTGGCCGGCTTTCGTCAACACGTTCACCGGCCATGTTCGGCTCGGCTACATCGACCCGGAGAATATCGACGAAGTCATCATGGACCCGGACAACCCGGAACAGCCGATCGGGATCTCCACCAAGGGCATCGACGACGTCAAGCCGCACAAATACCGGGTGATCGTCAACGGTCCCGATTCGATCTTCACGGAGCGGACGCAGAAGCTTCGGGCGACCTTCACCGACGGTGAGTGCTTCTATTTCAAGATCAACGACCTGTCGAACACGTCGCGCGGGACGTCGGACCTGCTGGCTGTCGCCGACTGGCTGGACGCCTATGACCAGGGCATGTGGTCGGAGCTGTCGCGCTGGGAGGAGCTGCGGGCCTTTCTGTGGGACGTGGCCCTGAAGGGGGCGACGAAGGAAGAGGTCGACGCGCGGGCCGCCAAGATGGCGCCGCCGGCGCCCGGCTCCATCCGCGTCCACAACGACGCCGAGGAGTGGAATGCGGTCACGCCGGACCTGAAGGCGCAGGACGGCAGCGGCTTCGCCCGGCTGTTCCGCAACCACATCCTGGGGGCGCAGGGCATCCCCGAGCATTGGTTCGGCGGTGGCGGCGACGTCAACCGCGCCACCGCCGGCGAGATGGATGAGCCGGCCGAGAAGCTGCTGTCGATGCGGCAGGCGACTATCGGCGCCATCCTGGTCGAGCTGGGCACATACCAGGTGCGCATGCGGGTGAAGGCAATCACGGGCGGTGAGCCGAAGGACATCGACCCCGAGGGCTATGCCGTCACCGTGTCCTGGCCGGAGATGACGTCGAAGGACACGTCGAAATATGCCGCGGCCTTGGCGCAGGTGGTGGCGGCCGCAGCCATGGCGGTCGAGCGTGGCCTGGTGAGCGAGCAGACCGCGGTGGAGCTGATCGCGGCGATCGCCGGCCGGCTGGGCGTGGACATCGACGCGGCGGCCGAGCTGGCGAAGGCGAAGGGCGAGAAGGCCAAGCGCCAGGCCGACCAGCAGGAAGGCGACCTGTTCGGCGGCGTCGACGAGCTGGGCGGCGAGGATCCGGGCGGTCGGCCGCCGGGCGGCCAGGCGCAGCCCGAGGACCAGGCCCCCGGAGGGCTGTGATGGCCGATCGGCGGGACGAGGTCTTCCGCGAGACGGTCGCCGAGCTGATCCGCGAGCTGAAGACGCTGGAGGCCGAGGCCACGGGCGACGTCCGCGCGACGCTGGAGGCGGCGGAGGTGGAGATCGTCCGGCGCATGGCAGCCGGGCCGAGCGAATGGGACACCACCAGGCTGGCCCGCCTGCGGGCCGAGATCGCCGAGATCCTGGGCAGCGCCGGCGCCGATCTCGGCGACCGCCAGGCCGAGAACCTGGATGCCGCCTTCGAGGCCGGGACCGAGATCATCGACCGGCCGGTGGAGCGGGCGGTCGGGCTGGAGCTGAAGACCCTGCTGAACAGCCCGGACCGCCGCCAGCTGGCCGCCATGAAGTCGTTCATGACCGACCGCATGCAGGGGATCGCGTCCGACACGGTGGTGCGCATCAACGGCCAGCTCGGCCTGGTGCTGGCCGGCGTGAACACGCCGAGCCAGGCCATCTCGGCGATCGCACCGCAGATCGAGGGCGGCCGGGCCCGGGCACTGATGGTGGTTCGAACCGAGTTGGGCACGGCGTTCTCGACGGCGACGCAGCAGCGCCAGGTGCAGGCATCCCGCGTCCTGCCCGGGCTGCGCAAGCAATGGCGCCGGTCGGGGAAGATCCACAGCCGGCTGACCCACGACCTGGCCGACGGCCAGATCCGGAAGCCGGAGGAGCCGTTCATGGTGGGCGGCATCCCGATCATGTTTCCCCGCGACCCAAAGATCCCCGCGAAGCACCGGATCAACTGCGGGTGCCTCCAGCTGCCCTACATGTCCCGGTGGGAGATGAGCCAGCCGGGTCAGCAGCCGATCACCCGTGAGGAGATGGCGGGCAGCGAGGCCAAGCGCCGGATCGCCGATGTCCGGGCCAGCCAGGTCGACCGCTGGGCGAAGACCCTGCTGGACCAGCGCCGCAGCGGTCAGGCCAAGCCGACCGGCAGCTGGCAGGGCGTGGGGCAGCTGTCGCCGGCGGTGCGGCAGGCGCTGGCGGTCAGAGGCGTCGAGCTGATGTCGACCGAGATCTCGATCAGCGACCGGGTCCTGCTGCACGCCGGCCGCCAGGGCAAGGTGGCGCGCGGCCAGGCCGTGCCGGACCGCGACCTGCGCCGGATCGCCGACCACCTGGAGGCGCCGCGCGCGGTGCTGTGGGAGCGCACCGGCGGCGACCCGACGCTGCACTACGTGTTCCACGTGCCCGGCGAGGCCCGGCTCGGCGTCGCGAAGGTGGGCATCCGCAAGACGCGCTCGGCCGAGCGGCCACAGACGCACAACCGCGTCCTGACCATCGGCCTGATCGATGCCGCCAACCTGCGGGACCCGGCCCGGTTCGACCTGCTGGAGGGAGGTGTCTAAGCCGCGTGAGGGACGCAACCCCCTCGCCGATCGCTCGGTTCCCCGTTCCGGCTACCAGGGCCGGACACAGGGGCTGCAGCCGATTTCGCAGCTCCCGCGGCTCACCCAGAAGATAGGCCGGAGGCGCCATCACGGCAAGAGCGGGCATCCTTGGACGGATGCCCGGGGTGTCCCGAATGCGTAGGAAGGCCCAGGAGGCCATTCGACGCCCCCGGGCCCGACGCCGGGTGCTGCGATCGGCCCGCGCCCGTCCTAGCCCGTTTAAGCACCGTTTAACGTCGATCCTGGTCGCCATCGACCCCGGCGATTTTGGCCCCGCTGCGGTGTAGCCGCACCCGAGGCCTGACCACCCCCTTTGCAACGCGCTCGCCTCGGGGCATGATCATCGGCAGGCGATGACCCTCCGGCGCACCATGGTGCGCCTGATGCGGCCGCCCTCTCCCCGCCATGATCCAGCGACCCGCCGGCCCCGTCCGGCGCCATCTGCTGGAGCAACCGCGTGAAGCCGCCGACCACGCCCAGGGGAAGCAAGGCGAAGCCCGCTTCCGCGACGGGCACCATCACCACCACCCCCGGACCCGAGGCCAACGGAGCGCCGGCCGATGCGAACGCCACGCCGGCCGATGCCAGCCAGGCCTCGGGCAACGTGGGGTCCGATCAGCCGACGACCCTGGTCACCATCGTTCATCCGGATCTGCCCGGCGCCGACAGCACGGCGCCGGCGGACCAGACGGCCGTGGCGACCGCGCCCGAAGCCCCGGCCGACGCCGGCCCGTCGGACGATGCCGAGGACGGCGCCGGCGACGCCGAGGCCGGCGACCCGGGCGACGGCACCATCACCGGGATCGAGGCGGCCGCGCTGACCATCCGCGACTTCGCGCGGACCGAGGGCGGCGAGATCGCCCGGGACGAGCGCGGCCGCGCCATCGTCGAAGATCGGCCGCTGCGCGAGACGGACATTATCGCCGACCGCGTCGACGGCGACATCGTCCATTTCGTCCTGGCCGACGGCCGCAAGATCAGCGTGAGGAAGTGACGATGAAGACGCAGGGCCTGTTCCTCGAAGCCGTCGAGCTGGGCGATGCCGGCGCCCGCAAGTTCCGGATCCGGGTCATCCGGGCCGGCGCGTCCGGCAACGGCAATTACTACCCCGACCAGGTGCTGCGGGAGGCGGTGCCGATGTTCAACGGCGCCCGCGTCTTCGAGAAGTCGGACGAGCAGCACCTGGCCGGCAAGGGCAAGGATGTCCGGCAGCTTATCGGGCGCCTGGTGGAGGCGAAGTTCATCGCCGGCCAGGGCACCGACGACGGCGAGATCCAGGCGGTGCTGGAGCTGATCCAGCCGACCGGCCCGACCGCGACCAAGCTGCGGGAAGCCTGGGATCGGGGCATGGCCGAGCTGTTCGGCTTCTCGATCGACGCCATGGCGAAGACGCGCCGACGCAACACCGCGCAGGGGCCGCTGCGCGAGGCCAAGGCCTTCACCAAGGTCAATTCCGTCGACCTGATCGTCGAGCCCGGCGCCGGCGGCCAGCTCATCAACCTGATCGAGGCGAAGGCCGATGGGGCTGCGCCGGAGGAGAACGCGATGCGCGACATGATCATCCGCCAGATCGAGGCCAAGCGCCCCGAGCTGCTGAAGGGCAAGGACAAGGCGGCGCGCGACGCCCTGACCGACGAGGACCTGGAGACGATGCTGACCGAGGCCATGAAGCCGGCCGAGGCAGCGCCAGGCACCGGCAAGGCCAATGGCGGGAAGGACGGCCAGGAGGCCGGCGACCAGGTCGATGTCGAGAAGCGGGTGACCGAGGCGATCGACCGGGCCAACAAGCGCGTCGAGCGCAAGGCGGCCATCAAGACGTCGATCGACGCCTCCCAGCTGCCGGACGGGGCCAAGGCGCGCCTGACCGAGGCGATGGCCAAGCGGGTCGACGCCGGCGAGGACGTCACCGACGCGACCGTGCGCGAGGCGATCAAGGACGAGGGCGAGTACCTGAGCGAGGCCGGCGGCGGCCAGGTGCGGGTGCCGTTCGCCTCGATCCCGCCCGGCGGCAGCCAGGCCGAGAAGACCGACCAGCTGCTGGAGGCCTTCTTCGACCGCGAGCATAAGCACCACCGCGACGCCCAGTCTTTCAAGGCGATCTACGTCCACATCACCGGCGACGAGCGGGTGACGGGCATGCTGCGCAACTGCGACCGGGGTCGGCTGCGGGAATCGCTGATGCGGGAGGCGCTGGACAGCACCAGCTTCGCCGACGTGCTGGGTGACAGCATGACCCGGCGCATGGTCAAGGACTACAACCTCAAGAGCAACCTGGACGCCTGGCGCCAGATCGTCGACGTGGTGCCGGCCAACGACTTCCGCACCCAGGAGCGGACCCGCTTCGGAGGCTATGGCGACCTCCCGGCCGTGGCCCAGTCCGCCCCCTACGTGCCGCTGACCAGCCCGACCGACGAGAAGGCCACCTACGCGGTCACCAAGCGCGGCGGCACCGAGTCCGTGACGCTGGAGATGATCAAGAACGACGACGTCGGCGCGATCCGCCGGATCCCGACCCAGCTGTCCCGGGCAGCGAAGCGGACCCTGTCCAAGTTCGCGTTCGACTTCATCCGGACCAACCCGGTCATCTACGACACCCTGGCCCTGTTCCACGCCACCCACGGCAACCTGGGCGCGGCGGCGCTGGACGCGACGTCCCTCGCCGCGCGGCGCCTGGCCATGCTGAACCAGAAGGAGGCCGGGTCGCTGGAACCGCTCAACATCGGCCCGCGCAGCCTGCTGGTGCCGCAGCAGCTGGAAGAGACGGCCGTCAACCTGTTCAACCGCAACACCAACAACGACAAGACGTTCATCCAGACCCTGACGCTGGACATCATCCCCGTCTGGTACTGGACCGATGCCAACGACTGGGCGCTGGCATCCGACCCGGTCGACATCCCCGGCATCGAGGTCGCCTTCCTGGACGGCAAGGAGGAGCCGGAGCTGTTCGTGCAGGACAACCCGACCGTCGGGTCGATGTTCAGCAATGACCAGCTGACCTGGAAGATCCGGCACATCTACGGCGGCAACGTCCTGGACTACCGCGCCTTCGACAAGTCTGTCGTGGCCTGAGGCGGGGGACGTTCACCATGGCCCTGGCCGATCTTCAGAAGCTGGTCGACGCGCAGGTGCGCGACGAGTCGACCGTCATCGCGGTCACGGACCGCGACGACGCGATCCGTCTCGCCGTCGTCCGGTACACTGAGGATCGGCCGCGGTCGATCGTGGTCGACACCACGGCGCCAGGGGGTCAGCGCCTGCCGCTGCCGGTGGAATGGGAAGACGAGATCTCGCGCGTCGTCGGCATCGAGACGCCGGTCGACCAGGTGCCGCCGGCCGAGCTGGCGGGCGACGACTGGCAGATCTACCAGGGCGCCGTCGCCCATGAAGTGCTGCTGCGCCAGGCTGTCGACGCGGGCCAGGCCGTGCGGTGGCGGATCACGATCGCCCATGTCCTGGACGACACCACCGACACGGTGCCCCTGCGCGACCGCGAGGCGGTGGCCTGCTGGGCGTCCGCACTGCTGCTGGACGAGCTTGCCGCCTACTACGCCGGCCAGCGCGACACCACGATCGAGAGCGACCGGGTGGACTGGGGCAGCAAGAGCGCCGACTACGCGAAGCGGGCGGCGGCGCTGCGCAAGCGCTACCTGGACCAGCTGGGGATCGAGGACAAGCGGTCGTCGCCGGCGGGCACCGTGGTCAGCTTCCGCGACCGGGACAGCCGCGGCCAGGACCGGCTGCTGCGGAGGTTCCCGCGGTGATCTCGATTCCGATCCATCTCGACATGTCGGAGGTCGTCGCCGTCGCCCAGGCGATGCAGGTGGCGCCCGAGCTGGTCGACGCGCATTTCCTGCCGGCGGTGCTGGAGGCGACGTTCCTCGCCGGCCGTGAGATCGTCGAGCGGACACCGCGGGGCGCCCACAACGCGCTGGCCTTGTCCATCCAGCCCCGCGAGCCGGAGATCGGTGTCGACTCCATCGTCGGCGTGGTCGGCACGCCGCTGGCCTATGCCGAGCCGGTCGAGGTGGGCAGCCGGCCGCATATGCCGCCGCTGCAGCCCCTGATGGACTGGGTCAAGGCCAAGCTGGGCAAGCCGGCGGCCGAGGTCGAGCCGATCGCCCAGGCGATCCGCTGGAAGATCTACCACCACGGCACCAAGGGCGCGTTCATGTTCCGCGACGGCCTGAAGGCGGTGCAGCCGCAGATTGAGCGGATCATGGGCGAGGCGGCCCGGGGGCTGATCGCCGACCTGGCCGCCCTCGGCAAGTCCGGCGGGGGCGCGCCATGAGCGCGCTGGATCCGATCCGGGCGGCGATCGTCGCCCTGGCGCAGAGCGTGCCCGACGTCGGCATCGTTCACGATCGCGAGCGCTATGCCTCCGCTCCGGAGAGGCTGCGCGCGCTCTACGTCCCCCCCGGCGATACCACCATCAAGGGCTGGTACGTGCGGCGTGTCTCGACCCAGGAGACCAGCGGCGCGAGCGGGCGCTGGGAGATCATCCACCGCTGGCGGCTGCGTGGCTTCCGCGGCTTCGTCGACGACGCCGGCAGCGAGAAGGCCTTCGACGCTGTGATCGAGGCGATGCGCGATGCCTTCCGTGACGACGAGACGCTGGGCAACACCGTGATCACCACCGTGGTCGGGGACGGCGACAGCGCGATCGCCGGCCTGCAGGTCGACGAAGCCGGGTCGGTGATGTTCGCCAACGCCCTGTGCCACGCCGCGACCCTGACCCTCTACACCCGGCACTATGAGTGAGGATGCCATGAAGTCTGGCGGGCTCTATCGGCGCGAGACGCCGGACGCCCCGGCCGAGCTGGTCGAGCGGACCAGGTCGGCGGATGAACAGGATACCCCAGAGGGGCGGTCTGGTACGGCTCGCGAGGCCCCCAGCACCGGTAGCGGATCGGAGGGCCTCGTGCAGGACTCCGAAGGGCTTCATGCCGCCGCCCCGCACGCAGAGCAGGCGCCGGCGGCAGACGCCGACCAGGCCGAACCGTCGGTGCCTGCACCCTCCACCCGCACTCGAAAGGGGGGCTGATCCATGGCCCGCAAATTCTGGCGCAAGAAGGTCCTGCTGGTGAAGCCGGAGGTGACCTACGGCACCAACCCGGTGCCGACTGGCGCCGCCAACGCGATCCTGGCCGAGAATGTCGAGCTGACGCCGATGTCCAGCCAGACCGAGGAGCGCGGGTCTCTGAGGCCGCATTATGGGTCGAATCCCACCATGCGGACGGTTCTGAGCCAGAAGATCGCCTACGACGTCGAGCTGGCCGGGGCCGGTACCGCCGGTGCGCTGCCCGGGTGGGCCCCGATCCTGCGCGGGTGCGGCTTCCTGGCGACCCAGACGGTCGGCACCGACGTGGTGTTCGAGCCTGTGTCCTACGACCAGGAATCCATGGCCACAGTGTTGAACAACGACGGCACCAAATACGCCCTTCTGGGCGGCCGGAGCGACGCCGTGTTCACGCTGGAGGCCCAGAAGCGCCCGATGGTGCGCTACAGCTACACCAGCATGTTCCAGCTGCCCGTCACCGAGGCTCTGCCGGTGCCGGTACTCACAGGCTTCAAGAAGCCCTTGATCGTCAACAAGGCGAACACCGTCGTCACGTTGGGCGGCTGGGCCGCCAAGATGTCGAGGCTGACCATCAATCTCGGCAACCAGATCGTCGCCCGCTTCATCGTCGGCGACGAGGAGGTGCTGATCACCGACCGCAAGGTCACCGGCACCGTGGTGGTCGATGCGGTAGCGCTGGAGACGTTCAACCCGTTCGCTCTCGCGGTGCCCGGCACCACCATTCCGCTGCATCTCGTCCATGGCGCGATCGCCGGCGCCATCATCGAGCTCGACCTGCCGACGATCGAGTTGGGCGAGGTGACCATCGGCCAGGCCGAGGGGGTCGAGCAGTGGACCATCCCGTTCAGTGCGCTGCCGAGCGACGCCGGCGACGACGAATTCACCGTCACCGTCAAGTAAAGGGGCATTGAAGCCATGTTCATCGTCGCAGCCGAGCGTGAGTTTTTCTGGCCCGTCGACTTCTGGCAGGTGGGCCAGGACGGGCAGAAGGTGAAATCGACGGTCAAGTTCCGCTTCCGCCAGATCCGCCAAAGCGCCTTCGCCAAGCTGCAGCGCGACCTGGCGGAGATCGGCAGGACCGCAGAGAGCGAGCAGGCGGCGCTGGAGGCTGCTGCCGACGCCTATGCGCGCATCGTGGCGGGCTGGGACAGCTCCACGATTGCGAGCGCGGACCAGGTTCCGCTGGAATTCTCGCGCCAGGCGCTGACCGACCTGCTCGACATCCCCCACGCCGGCGCTGGGATCCTGGTCGCCTATGGCGAGGCCATCGCCCCGGGCGGGCGCGAGGAGCGCCGCCGGGGAAACTGATAGCCGCCGTCCAGCACCTGCTGGGCGGCGATGACTCCCCCGTCGACGAGGACACCTTGGCCGAGCTGCGCGATTACGGTGTGCCCGAGGATCAGATTGCCGAAGTCGCCCGGTCTCAGCAGGACCGGGCGGCGCCCGTGATCTGGCCGGAGAATGCCGACTCCTTCAGGTGGTTCCTGGACGTCCAGACGCAGTGGCGCCTGGTCGTGGGTTTCGGCGTGTCGATGGTGCTGGGCCTGGACTATCCCGCCGTCGAGGCGTCGGCGCGGATGGCCAGGCGCCGGACGACGCCGCGGATGTTCGACGACATGCGCCTGATGGAAGCGAAGGCCCGGACGATCATGAACGAGGCGCGCAGTGGCTGACGGGGCCGGCACCACCCTCCGCCTCGGCGTCAAGATCGAGGCAGACACCCGTAGCGCCAAGACTGAGGTCGCCAGCTTTCGGGCCGAGCTGCAGCAGCTGGGCGCCGTTGGCGCCGGCGAGGGTGTCGGCGCGCTCGGCGCCGTCGGCCAGGCGGCCGAGGCGGGGCTGCAGGGTGCGGCGGCGGCCGCCGCGGCGGTGGCCAGCTCGGCCGGCGCCATCGCCGGCGCCGCAAGCGCCGCCGAGGCGGGGCTGCAGGGCGAAGGCCAGGCTGCGACACAGGCGGCGGCGGCACTGGGCAGCGCGGCCGAGGCCGCCCGGGCGGTGGCGGCCGCATCGAGCCCCATCGCGGCCGGCGCCGACGCCGCCGAGCAGGCGATCCGCGGAGAGAGCCAGGCCGCCAACGAGAACACCGCGGCGCTGCTGGCGACCACCGGCGCCCTGCGGGCCTTCATCTCCGCGCTGAACGACGGCCGATCGGCGATCCCGCCGGTCAACGACAATCTCAGCGGCCAGGCGCGGGCGCTGCGCGACATCATCGAGACGGCCGATCCGGCCGCCCGCCGGGTGCGTCAGCTGGCCGAGGCCGAGGCGGTGCTGGCCCGCGCGGTCAGTGAAGGCACGATCAGCCAGACGCGGGCGACCGAGCTGATGCAGCGGTACAGCCAGCAGGCGACGATCGCGTCGGCCGGCGGCAGCCGCTTCGGCAATGTCACGCAGCAGGCCGGCTATCAGGTCGGTGACTTTGCGGTGCAGGTCGCCAGCGGCCAATCCGCACTGGTCGCGTTCACACAGCAGGGCGCCCAGGTGCTTGGCGTCTTCGGCCCCTGGGGTGCGATCCTCGGCGCGGCCGTCGCCGTCGCCGGCGCCTTGGCCGTCGGCATGGGGCTATTCGAGGACGAAACCGTCTCGTCCGACGAGGCGCTGAAGATCCACGAAGCGACCCTGAAGCGGTGGACGAATTCGGGGGAGCTGGCGAAGCAGAAGGGCGACCAGCTGGCGCTGACGTTCGCCGGCATGTCCGGTGCCGCCCGCGAAGCGGCAGCGGTGGACCTGCAGAGCCAGATCGACGAGCAGCTGGCCGGGATCGACAAGGGCGCCGACGAAGCGCTGAAGAAGCTGGGCAGCATCGGCGTCGCTTTCGACGAGGCCTATTCCCGGCCGGTCGGCGAATTCGGCCAGACGGTCGACTTCCCGGCCAGGCTGCGCCTGGATTTCGAGATCCCGCCCGACCTGCAGGCGAAGATCCAGACCGCGCTGCAGCCGCTGTTCGAAGGCAACCGCGACCGAGGCTTCCTGGCGGGCCTCCATGACCAGCTGGAGGCGATCGCCGGCCAGACGACCGGCGAAGCCCGTACCGCCATCGAGGGCATCGCCAGCAGCGTCTCGCGGCTGTCGACCAGCGCCCAGGGCGGCAGCGAGGAGATCCGGCTGCTGGAGGCCCGGATGCGCTTTGCCCGCGGCACGGCGACCGAGCTGGACAAGGCGCTGATCGACGCGGCGATCGCCGCCGGCAAGCTGGGCAGCTCGGCCCGCGATTCCGCCGACATGGTCGACCGGCTGATCGGGTCGATTGACCGCTTCCTGGGGATGAAGGTCGCCCAGGGTATCGCGGACAAAGCCCAGAGCTTCGGCGGCCAGCTGCTGCAGGCGGTCGACGCGGCGCGCGCCCGGGCCGAGATCCAGCGCATGATCGACGAAGACACCGCCGACGCGGCGGCCGCCGCCGGCGGCCAGGCGGCGCAGCGGGCGCGCCAGGTGCAGCAGGCGATCGACAAGGCCCGGGCCCAGGCGGGGCAGATCGCATGGGCCAACGGCGTGCCTGATGCCGCGGGCCAGATCGACGCCGCCGGCGTCGCCGCTGGCGCGGCGAAGCAGGCGGAGTTCGACGCGCAGGACCGAAAGGCCGCCCAGCGCCAGGCGCAGCGTGAGAACGACTTCACGAGGGAGTCCGAACGCGTCCTGAAGGCGACGCAGGATGCGCGGACCCAGGCCGACGCCATCGGCCTGACCAGCCGGGCGGCGGCCGAGCTGAAGACGCAGCAGGATCTGCTGAACGCGGCGCACAACGCCGGTATCCCGATCAACGATCAGCTGCTGGAGAAGATCAAGGGCCAGGCCGCCGCCTATGGCGAGGCGTCGGAGGCGCTGCGCCAGCTGCAGACCCAGGAACGCCAGCGCCAGCAGCTGGTCGGTGAAGGCATTTCGGCCGTCGGTGCCACCGCGACGCCGGAGGAGACAGCGGCGCGCGAGCTGGAGCGGTTGCGCCGCGCCCAGGCGCTGATCCGGGCGGGAGACCCGAGGACGCTGGACCAGCTCGCCGAGGCCGGCCTGTCGGCGGATGAGGTGGGCACCGGCATCGAGCGGCAGATCACGCGCCTGCAAAACCCAGGCATCTACAGCGCCCTGGATGGCGCCCGGGCGTCGTTCGGCGAATTCTTCAAGACCCTGACCAAGGGCGGCGAGGAATCGGCCGCGTCGTTGGAGAGCCTGGGCGACAGCCTGCAGAACCTTCTGATCGACAAGGCGATCTCCCAGCCGCTCGATAAGCTGGCCGGTCAAGGCATCGACGCGCTGGTGGGTGCAGCCACGGGCGGCGACAGCGGCTGGATCGGCCGGCTGTTCGGCGACACCCCGGCCAACGACAACCCCGCCGCCAGCGCGCTGTCGGCCCTGTCGACCGCGAATGCGACGGTCAGCGCGGCTACGGCGGTGATCAATGTCGGCGCCGCCACCGGGCTGGGCGGCGCGATCGGCGCCGTCACCGGCGGGCTGATCCCCGACCGGCCGGACGTGCAGCTGGACGGCCTGGCCGGGCAGTTGGGCGGCACGACGCTGAAGGGCGGCGCGGGGACCGACGTTCTGGCCCAGGGCGTCGACCAGATCGGCGGTGCGCTGCAGGGCGTGGCCCAGGGCGTCGCGCAGCAGGGCCAGGGCTTCCTGGGCGGCTTCGGCGGCGCGCTGGGGACGATCATCAACGGCATCGGCAGCCTGCTGGGCCAGGCCGGCGGCGATCTGGGCGGCATCGTCAGCGGAATCGGCAGCATCATCGGCATGTTCGGGCGCGGCGCCGCCTTCGGCCCGGGCGTGGTCGCCTTCGCCGAGGGTGGCGTGCCGAACGGTGGCGGCGTGTTCGACATCCCGACCCTGTTCCCGATGGCCGGCGGCAAGCTGGGCATCCTCAGCGAGGAGCTGCGGGACGAGGCAATCATGCCGCTGGTCAACGCCGGCGGATCGCGGTCTGTCAAGGCCCGCGGCCGCGACGGCAAGATCGTGCCGCTGCCGCTGTCGCGCCTGCCGGACGGCGACCTGGGCGTGGTCATGCCGCCGATCGCCGCCTTCGCCTCCGGAGGCGTGTTCGGCAGCGGTGGCGGGTGGTCGGGCGGCGGGGGCAGCGACGGCGCGGTCAATATCACGGTCGTACCGCCGCCCGGCGTCCCCCTGGGCGGACCCAAAGTCGAGCAGCGGCGCAACCCCGACGGCTCGCGCGATCTGCGCCTGATCTTCGCGGAGCTGATCGGGGGCGAGCTGGCCGACCCGAATTCGGTGGCGAGCGACGGCCTGCAGCAGCAGCAGTTGAGGGGCCGCTGATGACCTGGCCGACGCTGACCTGGCCGCCCGAACTGCCGCAGAAGCCGCGCGTCGACGGATTCCGAGAGCGGGCACCGATGACCGACCGCGAAACCACGGTCGAGCTGGGGGCCAGCATGGGCGGAAGTCGCGCGACCGTCGTGCCCGGCACCTTCGTCTTCTTCATGGATCTGCGGGTCCACCAGGTGCCTCGGCTGGACCGGTTCTACCGGACCGAGGCCCGGGGTGGCGTCCGCTGGTGGCGGTTTCCACGTCCCCGCCTGCACGGGTCGCCCCTGCTGCTGGCCGACGGGACGCCGATCCTGTTGGCCGACGGATCGCCGATCCTTCTGTCGTCGCATGTGGCGGCTCGGTTCAAGCCGGGTGTGCCGTTGGAGTACCCGCCCATGGGCAACGGGGTGTGGTGGCGGCCGCAGCTGCAGCTGGAGTGGCTGCCGCTATGAGGATCGTGTCCCTGACTCTGCGTGATGCGGCGACGGCGCGCGAAAGCGACAAGGTCCTGGCCGTGCTGTGCACGATCACCCATCCCGAGCTGTCGCAGCCGCTGCTGATCTCGTCGGACCCGAGCAGGCGGCTGCAGAACGACCCGCCGGTGTTCGGCACGATCAGCCGCGGCAAGACCTTCCTGTTCATCGGGATGAAGGCGGTCTTGCCCGGCAGCGATCCGAAGACGGCACAGAAGGCCCAGTTCATGTTCGACAACGTCGGCGTGGACCGCGACCTGGTGCCCGGGCTCGAGCCCGCCCGGGTCAGCGACCTGGCGCTGATCAGCCCGACCCCGGCGAGGGTGCTGACCGAGCTGGCCTACTCGACCACGCCGGATTTCGTCGAGCGGCGCTGGCCGAAGCTCGCGACCGTCAACACCACGATCCAGGGCACCGACGTCGTGCTTGACCTGGCGCGCAACAACCGGGCCCGGGAGCCGGTGCCGGCCCTGACATTCAACGAATTCTTCTTTCCGGGGCTGTTCTGATGGCGGATTACAGCCGAATTCCGAGCGTGCCGGCGTCGCCTGATCATTGGTCGGCCCAGTACATTGACCTGCCCTGGCAAGAGAAGGGCCGCAGCCACGCCGGCGTCGATTGCTACGGGCTGGTTTTCCTGGTGCTGCGGGAGCAGCTCGGCATCGAGCTGCCGTCCTTCACCGAAGCCTATCTGTCCACCCTGGAGCGGGCACAGATCGAGGCGGCGATCGCCGGCGAGGTGGTGGAGCTGGCCACCCGCATCGAGCTGGCCGACGTGCGGCCCTTCGACGTGCTGGAGATCCTGAACCATGGGCGGCCGACGCATCTGGGCATCGCGACGGTGCGGCACCGGTTGCTGCACATCCAGCGCGACTGCCGGTCGGAGATGCCGCGCTGGGACCGTGGGGAATGGGCCGGCAAGGTGGTCGGGGCCTGGCGCCCGAAGGGGATCCCGGCATGAGGGCGGCGGCCGTCAGGGCGCTGCCGGCGCCGACAAAGCCCAGGGTGCGGGTGAAGGCCGGCCGGGGGGTGACGCCGGCCGCGGCCGACGGCGGGATGATCACTGTTGTCGGCAGCCAGACCCCGTTCCGGCTGGAGCGGCTGACCTGCGTCGTGCCATCCGGGCAGAGCATCGCCCAGCTGATCGGGCAGGCCTGCGGCGGCAAGATCGAACCGGAGCTGCTGCAGTTCGGCCGGGCCTTCGTCGGGCCGGAGCGATACGACCCGGAGGTGTGGCACCGGACCTATCCGAAGCCCAACACGGTCCTGTCGTTCCGCATCATCCACGAAGACAGCACGGCCCTGAAGATCGTGCTGTCGATCGCCATCGTGGTGGCGGCCGTCTATGCCGGGCCGCTGATCGCCGGCGCGGCCCTGGGGACGACGGCCGGCGCCGCGGGGACCGCCGGCGCGCTCGGCTTCGGCGCGACACTCGGCACCTTCACCGCCGTCAGCACCGCCGCCACGCTGGGCGTCGCTTTGGCGGGCAACTTCCTGGTCAATGCGCTGTTCTCGCGGCGGCAGCCCTCGCTGAAGCAGCAGGCGCCGAGCCCGACCTATGCCTACGGCGGCAGCCGCAATGTCGCCAACAAGGACGGCCCCGTCCCGATCCTGCTCGGGCGGCACAAGATGGCACCCCAGTTCGGGGTCAAGCCGGTCACCGAGCTGGTCGGCAACGATGTCTATGCCATCCACTATTTCGTGTGGGGCTACGGCGCGATCGGGCGGCAGGATTACAAGATCGGCCGCACGCCGCTGGAAGACTACGACGACTTCCAGATCGAGGACCGGGACGGCCTGCCGGGCGACGCGCCGCTGACCCTGTGGTTCGGCCTGCCGAACGAAGCCCAGTTCAGCATCGATCTCAGCGAAGGGGCGGACTGGTCGGTCCAGCGCACCGCGCCCAATGCCGACAAGTTCACCTTCGAATGGCTGTATGCCGGCGGCCTGTTCAAGATCTCCGAGAGCAAGGGGAAGATCAAGGAGGCCAGCGGCACCGTCGAAGCCCAGTACCGCCGCGTCGGCGACGCCGACTGGATCCCGATCGGGGTCTTCGACGTCCAGGAAAAGAAGCAGGAACCGTTCCGGAAGGGGCACACCGTCTTCCCGGCCGGCGGTCGCGGCCAGTTCGACGTCCGGCTGCGATGCACCGAAGACACCAGCCAGGCGCAGAACATCCAGTGGACGACGCTTCGCAGCTTCACCAACGCGCCGCCGACGACCTTCCCCTACCCGCTGGCGGTGACCGTCCTGCGGATGAAGATGAACGGCCAGCTGTCGGGCGTCATCGACACCTTCAACGGCATCGCATCCAGCCGCTGCCCGGACTGGGACGTCGCGACCCAGACCTGGATCGAGCGGGAGACCAGCAACCCCGCCAGTCTGTACCGCTATGTCCTGGAACACCCGGGCAATGAGGACCGGGTCGAAAGCGTCGACGAAATCGACCTGGTGAAGCTGCAGGAATGGCACGACTACTGCCGCTTGAGGGGGCTGGAGTTCAACCAGGTCCGCGACTTCGTCGCCGGCGCCTATCAGCTGTTGCAGGACATCGCCGCCGCCGGCCATGCCACGCCTGACTGGGTCGACGGGCTGGAGACGGTGGTGATCGACCAGCCGAGCGACCTGGTGGTGCAGACCCTGGGACCGCAGAACAGCTGGGCCTTCAAACTCGTCCGCGCCTATCGGGACATCCCCGATGCGGTGCGGGTGCGCTTTGTCGACGCCGCCGGCGACTACAACACGAATGCCCAGCGCCTGGTCATCCGCGCCGGCGTGGCCCCGGAGGACGTCAGGAACACCGAAACCAGCGAGAAAACCGGCATCGTCCATGCCGGCCAGGTCTGGAAGGAGGTGCAGCGCGACCTGCTGGAGCTGCAGCACCGGCCGGATGAATACAGCGTCAACGTCCGCTGGCTGGACCTGATCTGCGACCGCGGCGACCGGATCCAGATCGCGCATGACGTCCTGCGCCTGCCGGCCGGGCAGAGCGGCCGTGTGATGCAGACCGGTGGCGCTGGCGCGGTGCGCTGGGTCCGGCTGGACGAGCCGGTGACCATGGAGGCCGGCAAGCTCTACGGGGCGCGGTTCACGCGGGATGACGGCAGCCAGATCGTCCGGTCGGTGGTGACCATCCCGGGGACGACCCGGCTGATCCGGCTGTTCGGCCCCGGGGACCTGCCGCAGGACGGGAACATCTTCTTCTTCGGCGAGGCCGACCGCGAGAGCAAGGCGCTGATCGTCAAGGCGATCGAAAGGCAGAGCGATTTCGTGGCCCGCCTGGTCATGGTCGACATGGCGCCGGAGATCGACGCGGCCGACAGCATGGTGCCGCCGGTGTGGGTGCCGCGGGAGCCTTCGCCGCTGGACGATGCTCCGGCGGTGCCGAAGATTACCTCGATCCTGTCGGGCGAGCTGGCGCAGGTGGTGGGCGACGACGGCACGGTGCTGCAGCCCGTCATCGTTGGGGTCGGCGCCGGCAGCGGCGCCCCGATCACGACCGACCATTTCGAGTTGCGCTACCGGCTGAAGGATTCCTCGGCCTGGTCGACGGTGACGATCCCGGCGGACAAGGAGTCGACCTGGCTGCTCGGCTACGATCCCGCCGACATCCTGCAGCTGCAGCTGCGGGCCTGGAGCCCGGCCGGGGAGCCATCGCTGTGGTCGCCGATGATCGAGTACATGGTGCTGGCCCGGACGCGGCGGCCGCCCAATGTTGCGACCTTCGCCTTCACGCCGCTGTCCAATGGGCTGCGCCGCTTCGACTGGACGCTCAGCGACCCGGACGGCGACGGGCCGCCGGCGGACCTGTTCGGCTACAAGATCCGCTATCGCGCCGGCATCTGGTCCAACTGGGCCGACCTGGGGCCACTGCACACCGGGGTACAGACCTCGTGGCCGATCGACACGGTGACGCCGCAGATCGCCGGGACCTACACTTTCGGCATCGTCGCGGTCCTGAACGACGGGCAGGAGAGCGCGCTGCCGCTGCTGTCAGTGGTGACCCTGCCCAACGGCGTCGCCCCCAACGTGCCGGTGGTGCTGGTGTCGCCGGCGACGCCGACCAACGACAACACTCTGAGCTTCAGCGGCACGGGCGACGCCGGCACCACGATCCACATGCTGGTGGGCGGTGTCGACGTCGCATCCATCGCCGTCACAGGCGGCGCCTGGGCCCTGACCAGCCCGCCGGTCGCCGACGGCTCCCGGTCCGTCACCTTCACGTCCGTCGACGCCGGCGGCCACGCCAGCGACCCGACGCCGCCGATCGTCATCCTGGTGGACACCGCCGCTCCCGGAAAGCCGGTGATCAGTACAGCGCCCGGGTCGACCTATGACAGGACGCCGACGATCACCGGCACCACGACCGAGCCTGGCGCCCATATAGACCTCTACCGAGCCGGCTCGACGCCGATCGGCACCGCCACCGCGGATGGGTCGGGCAACTGGTCGATCACCTCGGCCGTGCTGCCGATCGGCGCCAACTCGATCACGGCCAAGGCCACCGACTCGGTCGGCAATCCGTCGGTGGCGTCCGACCCGGTCGTCATCACGGTCACCGCCCTGGACGCGGACGCCGCCGTCGCGATCGCGGCCTTCACCGTCGAGCCCAGCTCGGCCCGCATGGGGCTGATCAACGACTACGTCCTGGCGCTGAAGGCCGCCGGGGTCTGGGCGAAGGCGACCTGGCTGTCCCTCCATGCCGCACACCATGAGCAGGCGGCGCGGGTCAACCTCCGCAATCCCCTCCAGGTGGCCACCGCGATCAGCTCGCCCGTTTTCACGGTCGACCGGGGCTTCAAGGGGACCGGCAACGGTGCGACGGTCGGCGGCTACCTGTCGACGGGCATCAACGTCGCCACGGCCGGGGGCGCCTATGCCCTCAACGACGCGCACCTGTCAGTTTGGGTCCGCACGGCCGCCACGTCGACGACGAACGGCGCCATGGCCGAGGTCGGCAACAACCTGGCCTTCATCAGCACCCACAACGCGACAGTGGGCCAGATCATTACCCGGCTGAACGACAACGTGTCGACCGGCGTGGCTGCTGGCACGCCCAACTCGACCGGCTTCTTCTGCATCTCGCGGGGCGCGGCCGCTTCATACGCCCGCTACCACGACACGACGTCGCTGGGCGACCTGTCGGTTACGTCGACGTCGGTGTTCAGCGACGTGATCACCCTGCTGCGCCGGGGCACGTCGACGCACAGCGATGCCGAGATCTCGGCTTCGTCCTTCGGGGGCAACTTGATCGCCGCGGAGGAAGCGGCCCTGCACGACGCACAGCACGCCTACCTGCTGGCCGTGGGTGCGATTTAGGAGGGGATTGATGGGTACGTTCGTCGTCGATATCGACCCAGCAGAGCTGCTGGACATGATCCTGGGCATCGCCAACGGGAATGGTGCCCTGATCGAACCACAGAAGCTGGCCGATCAGCTCCTCGGAACCGGTAGGGTGGCGCTGCCCGACGGGACGATGCCGACGCTGGAAGACGCCCTGGCCGACCTGAAGGTGCAGGTCGGGAACAACAAGCGTGGCGTGAAGACCATCGCCGAGCTGGCCACCCTCTCGCCAATGCCGCCCGACGGCTACCTGATCGACGTCACGGCCGATCCGGCGGACGTGGGCGGCAACATCAACGGGACCTATCAGCGCGACGCCACCGCACCGGCGGCGGGGCCTGTGCCGGCGGGCTGGTTCAGGACCGCGAACGGCCTGTCCGTCGTCAAGGCGGTGGCGGACCTCGCCCTGGCCAAGGTTAACCCGCTTGCCGACGCCATCATTCCCGATTCGACGCTAGTGGTCTCCGGCGTGAACCTGATCCAGCGGTTCACCACGCCGACGCCGGCCGGTCGCCGAGTGTCCGCGGGGATCACCGACGATTTCTTTCTCGCGCTGTTCAAGGGCCTCAAGGTCCTGGGGACGGGCGGCTTCACCATCGACAAGAGTAATGATCCGGACGTCATTCTGCGGGTGAAGGGTGCGAATAACGGTCGGGTGATGCTGCAGCTGCACACTGATCCGGCTAAGACATTCGGGCCTTGGTCGAAATCGTCCTCATCTCTGTCGACCAACCCGCTCGGCGCCGACATCATCCACATCATCGTCTACGGCCAGAGCCCGGGCGAAGGGGCCGAGTCCCTGCCGGTGATGTCGACGGCGCCGACCGGCCACGCCGCCTATAAATTCGTCCGCGGCGTCCGGACCTTCAAGCTCGACGCCTATGCTCTGAACCCCACCGCGCGCCCCGTCAGCGACTTCGCCCTGACGCCGCTCTTCGAGGCACAGGACGGGTCGGTGGGCGAGACGATCGCCACGGCCAGCGCCGCCACCCTGAAGGAGTTCGTCTGCGGCCCCAACAGCCCCGTCGCCCGCACCGCCGCGCCGCAGATCCTGGTCACCTTCGCCGGCCGCGGCGGCCGCTTCCTGGATGAGCTGTCCAAAGTGCCGGTCCAGCCGGACGGTCAGGGCGCCTACTACGACACCACCATCGACGATGTCCGCCGGGCGAAGCAATATGCGGTGACGCAGGGTAAGAGCTATGCGGTCGCCGGCATCGTCTGGATGCAGGGCGAGGCAAACAACGCCCTGCAGATGGTGCGCGGTGGTCCGACCCTGGACTATGCCGACTTCCTGGCCCAGTACCAGGCGTCGCTGCTCACCTTGGCCGACAACCTGGACGCCGACATCCGGGCGATCACGCTGCAGCCTGGGCGCATCCCGTTCCTGACCTATCAGACCGGTGCGCTGTCCGGCGGCGCCGCCTCCGGCCAAGCCCAGCTCAACGCGGCGGCGGCGCAGCCGAACAAGATTCAGATGCTTGGCCCGACCTACTTCGTGCCGTCCGCCAAAAACGGCAGCTATGTCTCAGGCGGCAGCACCGTCCATGGGAATGAGGTACACCTGTCCGCGGATGGCGAGCGGTGGTTCGGCTCCAATGTCGGCAAGCTGCTGTACCGGTTTCTGGTCCAGCGCCAGGCGAACCTCGCGTTGCGGCCGATTATGGCGCGGAAGCTCGACGTCCGGACGATCGAGCTGGTGCTGTCGGTTCCCCGGTCGCCGGTCAGGATCGACACCAACCTGCTACCGGCCCAGGGCGGAGCGGCCATGGGCTTCGCCATCTTCTACGGCACCGGCACCAGCACGACCGCCGGGCCGGCCATCACCTCGGTAACGGTGGTCGACGTCGATCGGCTGCAGATCAAGCTGGCGGCCGATCTCTCGGCCGGGACCGTGACGCTGGCATATGGTCAGTCCCGTCTTGTCGGCAACCTGTCGGCCGCCGTGGTCGACTGGCGCGATGGCGCCACACTGCCGAACGGCAATCCCAGCAAGGAGTTGGTCTTCAGCGGATCCATCACCTCACAGGTCGCGAAGCTGCTGGAGGAAGGCTGCTTCTTCGTCAACAACGTGACCCTGGGTGTGGAGAAGGCATGGGTGGCACGCTCCGTCTCCGAATCCGGCGGCCAGACCATCTTCAAGGGCGAGGCGTCGGATGTCTCCGGCAGCGGCTTCGCCGCCGGGAACACTGTCTCGGTCAGCCGGCCCACCGCCTATGGCTACGGCAACATCTGCGACGCCGACACGGCCGAAGGCGCTCTATCCTTCGCCGACCATAGCTATGGCACGCGCACCGGCCGGTATCCGCTGGCCAATTGGCTCACCGTCTTCAAGGACCTTGTCGTCATCTAAGGAGAGTTCAATGGACATCATCACCGCCACCGCGCCGGACGATCCGACGCTGCCCTTCGATGGCCCCCGCGGCTTCTCGACGTCGGGCCTCGCTGGGCTGTACTTCATGGATGGTACCGATACGACCGCGGCAATCGCGAATGCCGCCGGCGGTGCCGCGACGGCTGTGGTCCCGGCAGCAGGCCAGGCCTGGGCAGCAGCCGCGCTGATGACCAACGGCGGCATCAATCTGAAGGGCAACACCTACCTGCCTGGGCCGACGATCGACCTCACCACGGAATGGACGATGTTCGCCCATCTCGCCGTGGGCCTGCCGACACAGCATGACGGCGTCACGACCTGGCTGTCGCCGATCCTGTCGACCAACCAGTACGGGGCCAACAAGGGCGTCATTCTCTACTCGTCGGTGTCGGCTGGGTATCCGTCGGCGGCGAACGCTATCTCGCCCAACCACCGGTGGTTCAACTCGGGTGCACAGGCGGCGGCGGTCTCCCTTGGTGCGCCGTCTGATGTGACCTACACCCAGTGCTATACCTTCGCGACGTCGTTCAAGTCGGGCAATCTTCGGTCGCGGATCTTCCGGGCGGGATCGAAGGTCGCGGAGGTGGTCAGCGCCGTGACCATCGCCAACATCGTCAACGGCGTGCCCAGCCAGAAGCCAACCGTCGGGACTCCTCTGCAGAACTACGCCGAGGCGAACCTGATGTGTGAGGTATGCGGCACCTATACTCGGGAGCTGTCAGACAACGACCTAGCCACCGCGGATTTGATGTCGATCGCAGTGCGGCAGGGACGAGGGCGGTAGCCGCAGCGGCGTCGTCAAGCGCTCCGAAAAGGGCGCACGGGTCTTCGACAGGTGAAGTTGGATCGGAGGCGCGGCCTGGCCACGCCGCGCCTCCACTACGCTGTGTCGCCGGCAGGCCGGAGACCCGGCGAGATCACCACTGCCGAGCGTTCCATTCCTCTTCCTCATCTTCAATCGGAGGAATCTTCGGCCAGACCCACTTACGGGTTACGGCCGCGGCCGCTGCGGCGGCGAATCCGATGAGGCAAATGACGCTGAATATGCTCATAATCTATCCGTCTCAGCGGCGGGCGAAGGCCGAGCTGCACAAGAAGGGATAGCACGAATTGAGCCTTTTGCGATCGGTCCTCCGCTCGTCGCCGGTCCGCGCTGTCACCCTGGGCATCATGAAGGCCGGCCAGGCTGTCGGACGCGTGGCAAGCGCCGCGAGAGCGGCAGCGCTGTTTCCGGGAGCGCCGGATTGCTTCTGCCATTGGTCCGCGGAGGTCAAGTATCCGGGGCGAGTGCAGCTCGGCCGGGGCGTCATCATTGGGCCGCGGTGCACCATCGGAGCCGCCTCGCCGGTCGTGCTGGGCGATCACGTGCATCTCTCAAAGGGCGTCTATGTTGAGACCGCTGGCCTCGACTTCTCTGCCCCGTTGCCCTACCCGCACATCCACCGACCGATCACGATCGGCGATGGCGTCTGGATCGGGGCCGAAGCTATCATCCTGGGCGGTGTGACGATCGGCGCCGGCTCGATCGTGGGCGCCGGCGCCGTGGTCAGCAAGGACGTCCCGCCGCGGTCAATCGTGATCGGGTCACCATCGAGGGTCCGCGATCGCGGCGCGCCGCCAGAGGCCCATGGACGGCTGCGCAGCGTCTAGGCGGCCTCGCCGACCGGTGCCGCGACCTGGCGGCGCCTGGTGACGACGACGCCCACCCACAGCGCGACGAAGGCCAGGTTGTAGAAGACGCCGTACGCGCTCTGTATGGCGTTGATCACGACGGCAGAGGCCACCTGCATCACGAAGCAGATGTAGAGAGGCAGGGCGGCGACTTCCCCCAGCAGGACCCGCCGTCTTGTCCACGAGATCAGGGCGCCGAAGGCGACGCAGAAGACCGGAACAAAGGGGCCGAAGTCGACGTAGAGAGGTCCGAACAGGGTGGTGTAAATGCCCGGCCTCGGCGTCACCATAAGGGCGGCGTTGCCATCGAATGGGACACCCCAAAGGGTATATCCGAGTCGCGCGAACACGGTGAAGGTGTAGCTTCCGTACTGCAATCCGTTGTTATAATGCTCGACCAAATAGGAGAATTCCGGAACGCCGTGCGTGTAGTACTGGATGAACGTCGTGATGATGAAGAGCGTGTCCCTACCCCAGATCGAGAGCGTCGCTCGGATGTTGAAGTACTCTTGGGTGACGGGGGCGAGGTGGGTGAAGGCGGAAAGCTTGATGACGTTCTCGACCCTTAGTCCGATGTCTTCCAACCGCGCGATGAACAGCAGGCCGCCGACATAGACGAGGCCGAGGACCAGCAACCCGCAGAACGCAACGATCAGCTTCGACGTGCGCGGGAAGATGATGAACCGGGACAGGACCAGCATCCCGAGGCTCATGAACATGCTGGACCTGGAACCGATGACGATGGTCAGGAGCGGCCACAAGGTCGCCAGGCCGATGCTCTTCCAGGACGACCCGACCCGCAGGCCGTTCCGCTTCGCCACGGCCTGCATCATGTAGGGCACCAGGCAGAAGGGAACCAGGACGCTCGACAGCATCGACAAGGCGTTGGAACCGGCGGATTCGATCTTCTCCCGGTTCTGCATGAACTCGGTATCGATGGTGAGGCCGCGGAGGAAAACCCAATCGGCCAGCCGCATGGCGACGCCAAGCGCCGCCAGGATGAAGGTGATCTCGTAGAGCTGTCGCAGTGTCCGCTGCATTTCGTCGCGATCGACGACCACCGCCGGCCGATGCCGAGGCTCGAACAGCGCTAGCCCGAGCAGCAGACCCGAGAAGCACAGGCCGAGCAGCAGGTAGGGATAGTCGGAGCTGGCTGCATAGAGCTGGATCGGAGCGAGCAGATAGAAGGCGATCCAGATCAGGCACGCCGCTCCGATCGCCTTCATCGGGGTGATCGACCGCTGGTTGATGACGCTGAAGTCGGAAAGCAGGGGCATCGACTATAGTCCGCTATGAATCGGCCGATCTTCGCTGGTCCGGCCGAGGATGGCTAGAACCTATGTTGCGCGGCCTCGGCAGGCGCGGGAGAGCAGGCGGATGGCGAAACTGACCGATCAGCGGCGAGCCGAGCTGGACCGCTATATCGCTTGGCTGGCGCACGAACACAGGGCCGCGCTGATGGAGCGCTTCGGCCCTGAGTCCTTCCCGATGTTCTGGTTTCCGGACATGCCGGACATTGAGGCCGCGGTGGCGGACGCACCGCCGTCGAGCAGGGCCAGAAGGGTGTTGCGCGCCTTCGTCGATGTGTAG